GGTATCCCGTTGCCGCTCCGGTCGTTGGGTCGTACTGCAGTTTCCCCTGTACATTTTGCAGGTTTGTCAGAAAATCATTGGATACGCCGTTATCACCGTTGAATTTGTTGTATGCTGTCCCAACTGCACGATTGCCGTTAGCGTCCTTTGGGATGCTGTTCACATCGAACAGTTTCGCATCATCCGGGATAGCGGTCGGATTGTCCTGCCGGAACTGGCGTTGCGCCGCGTCCTTTTCCAGTTTGGAGCCTAAATACTGGCCGCCCAGATTG